TTTTTTTTTTAATGATACGGCGACCACCGAGATCTACACTCTTTCCCTAACACGACGCTCTTCCGATCTCTCACCGGAACCGATGTGACCCACGAATCCGGCGTCTTCGATGTGGCGAACATCGAGAAACGCCTGTGGGAAGCGTTGGGTCTGAGTGCGGATCCGAAGATTTGGTACGACATCGTTGTCACGTTGACGGCAGCGGCGGGTTCGGCGGGGACTATCTCGCTGAAGACTCGCTACGTCGACGGCACCTAAGCACCGCCTGCACCCTGGGGAAAGGTTTCGCCTCCGAACCCCGGGGTGCTTCTTTTCGGGGTGACTGATGGCGACCTCAGAAGTCCAGATTTGCAGCAATGCGCTCCTGCTCCTTGGCGCGCAGACCATCAACAGCTTTGATGACGATAACGACCGAGCCACGCTCGCCGGTAACCTGTGGACGAATTGCCGCGATGCGGTACTGCGTTCGCATCCTTGGAACTGCGCCATCAAGCGCGTGGCGCTGGCACCGGAGGCGACCGCGCCGGCGTTCGATTACACCTACCAGTTCACACTCCCGGGCGATTGGTTGCGCACGCTCTCGGTCGGTCAATCCGGAGACACGCCCGACTATCGCATGGAAGACAGCAAGATTCTGTGCGATGACAACCCGCTGTACCTGATATACCTATTTCGGAACACCGATGTCTCGAAGTACGACGCGTTGCTTGTCGAGGCGCTGACAGCGTACATGGCCATGACCATGGCCTATCCCATCACCAAGTCCGCGAGCCAGCAGGACGTGATGGCCAAGCTCTATGAGTTCAAGCTGCGCCAGGCGCGCACGGTGGACGGCCAGGAGGACCCGCCGCAAGAAGTCGGTGACTTCCCGTTCCTGAACGTGAGGCGGTAGATGCCGCGCATCACGACCATCCAGACCAACTGCACGGCGGGGGAGCTTTCCCCGCGTCTGCTTGGGCGTGTGGACGTCGCCCGCTACGCCAACGCCCTCAAGACCTGCGAGAACGCCTATCCACTGGTGCACGGCGGCGCGCGCCGGCGACCGGGCACGCGCTACGTCGCGGAGGTGAAGACATCGAGCAAATCGGTGCGCCTGATTCCGTTCATCTTCAACCGCGATCAGGCGTTCATTCTGGAGTTTGGTGACCAGTACATCCGTTTTTACACCGCTGGTGGGCAAGTGCTGTCGGGCGGTTCGCCCTATGAAATCAGTTCACCGTATCTGGAGGCAGAGCTGGACGATATCCATTTCGTGCAGAGCGCTGACACCATGTTCCTCGCGCACCCGAGCTATCCGATGCGCAAGCTCGTGCGTTACGCGAACACGAACTGGAAGCTTTCGACGATCTCCTGGACGGTGCCGCCGTCCGAAGAGATGGGCGATAAGCCGGCCACCACGTTGACGCTATCCGCGGTTGGGCCGGGCAGCGGTATCACGGCCACTGCTGGCGCTGCGAGCTTCGAGGCGTCGGATGTCGGCCGTCAGATCACCAGCGGCGCGGGCCTGGCGACAATCACCGGCTACACCTCGCAGACCGTGGTCACGGTAACGGTGCTTGATGCCTTCGCCTCTGTTGGACCGATTGCATCCGGATCGTGGACCCTGACCGAATCGCCTAAGACCACACTAACGCCATCGGTCAAAGACCCCATCGGCGCGGCCGTGACACTTACCGCCGGTGCCGCGGCGTTCAAGAACAGCGCCCAGGTGACCGACATCGGCAAGTTCGTCGAGATTAACGATGGCCTGGTGGAGATCACCGGATTCACCAGCGCCACGATCGTGACCGGCGTTATCCGCACGGTGCTTTCCAGCACGGCAGCGGCGCAGTCAGGCGGCTGGGCGCTGCGGCGGTCGGTGTGGAACGCCACCGACGGCTATCCGCGGGCGGTGACGCTCTTCGAGCAGCGCCTAATTGCGGCCGGCTCGTCCTCCTATCCGCAAACGATCTGGGGGTCGAAGAGCGGGGAATATTACAACTTCGCCGATGGCATCGCCGATGACGACGGTTTCGCCTTCACGATCGCTTCCGACCAGGTGAATCCGATCGAGCATCTGGCCTCAATCCGGGCATTGTTGCCGCTTACTTATGGCGGTGAGTTCTCCATGATCGGCGGCGTCGAGAAGCCGCTCACGCCGACGAACGTGCAAATCAAGAGCCAGACGGTCTTCGGCTGCGATGTAACACGGCCGGTGCGAGTGGGAAACGAGATCATTTTCGCCCAACGCTCGGGTCGCAAGATTCGCTCGCTTGGTTATCGCATCGACTCCGACTCGTTCGCCGCGCCGGACCTGTCCATCCTTTCCGAGCATGTCACCGAGGGTGGCATTTACGAGATGGCCTATGCCCAGGAGCCGGACCAGATCGTTTGGATGGTGCGGGCAGACGGGGTTATGCCGGTCATGTCCATCGAGCGCGATCAGGATGCCATCGGCTGGTCTCGCCAGCTCACGGACGGCACCTACGAATCCGTGGCCACGATGCCCTATAACAACGAGGATCAGGTGTGGTGCGCGGTGAAACGCACCATCAACGGCACGACCAAGCGCTACATCGAATATTTCCAGGACGGCCGTGAGACTGACTGCTGCATCCTGGGCGCTGTCACCGAAAACACCGTTACCGCCATCAGTTGGGCGGCTGGCACGGTAACGGTGACGCAGAATGCGCACGGTTACTCGACCGGCGACACCATCCGGCTCTCAGGCTTCACGCCCAGCGGCTACAACAGCGAATACACCATCACGGTTACGGGCGCGAACAACTACACCTATGCGCTCGCTACCGATCCTGGCGCGGCCACGGTTCTCGGCACGGCCGCCAAGGCCACCACGAGCTGGTCCGGCCTATCACATCTGGAAGCCAAGACCGTGGACATCGTGGCGGACGGTTACGTGGCGACGCAGAAGACCGTCGCGGCCGGCGCCATCACGCTCGACAAGGCGGCCTACTCGGTCGAAATCGGTCTGCACTACAAGACGACGATCAAGACTTTGCCACCTGAAGTGCCGACCGGACAGGGCACGGCACAAGGCAACGCGCTCTCGATCCATGAAACCATCGTGCGCTTCTACAAGACCAAGGGCGGCACGATCAATGGGAAGCCGATCACCACGCGGAAGTTCGGCACCGGTGCTGTGCTGGATCAGCCCATCGCCGAGTTCACGGGCGACAAGCGCGTCGAGAATCTGGGCTGGGGCCGTGCGGGCAGCGGCGATTCCGACGGCTCGGTGACGATCGAGCAGGACCAGCCGCTACCGCTGACGGCTTTGGCAATCATCAACCGCATGACGGTGAACGACGGATGATTCGGCCAGCAACAGAGAACGATTTCGATGCGCTGATCCGGCTCGGACGGATGATGCACGCCGAGTCCTGGTATCACTATCTGCCGTTCAACGAGGAAAAGCTGCGTGGCCTGTTTGCCTATCTCCTGGAGCATGGGTTCATCCGCGTTCACGAGTCGTCCGCAGGCGAGATCGACGGCGGGTTCGTGGGCTTGTTGACCGAGCCGTGGTTTGGCAATGGTCGTATCGCATCCGATCTGGGGCTGTTCGTCCAGCCGTCCAAGCGTGGCGGCACGGTCGCTTTCAAGCTCCTGCGAACCTTCATCACCTGGGCCAAAGAACGGCAGGCCGACGAGATCACGCTCGGCATCAGCACCGGCGTGAATGTCGAGGAAACCGAGCGATTGTACGAATACCTTGGGTTCACACGTGTCGGCGGGCTTTTCAAGATGAGGCTTACGTAATGTGCACCGGAATGGAAATTGCCTTTATTGCCGCAGCAGCGGCCAACACCGTCGGCACGCTGCAACAGGGCAAGCAGCAAGAGAAATATTACAACTGGCAGGCGGAGCAGGCGCGAGCCGATGCCCAAGCCGAGGACGAGGCCGGCCAGGTGCGTGCGGAGAAGATTCGCAAGGCCGGGCGTTACCAGGTGGGCGAAGCGCGCGCGGCATTGTCCGCCTCGGGCGTTGCATCCGATGTCGGCACGCCACTCAAGATCACCCAACAGATCGAACGTAACGTCGAGGAGGACGCGCTCTCCGAGATGCTGACTGGGACGCGCAAAGCTCGTCGGCTCGAATCCGAGGCCTCGGGTTATACCGTCGCCGGTGAGAACGCGCTGGTGAACAGCCGCTACAAGGCGGCCGGTTCGCTGCTCGAATCCGGCTACCAGTACGGCAAGTGGACGGGAGGCAAGAAGTGAAGATCCCTGTTGGTGAATTTGGTTACCGCCCTGCGCAGCTCGCCCGGGACGGCAATCGTCCGCCCGTGCAGGCGTTCGTGCAGGACGGTCTGACGGTGCTCGGCAAATCAGGGCTGGCCGTTTCGACCGATGCACTCGAATCCGCCGCCAAGGCCAAGGCCATCGAAGCGCACGCGGGCATGCAGAACGATGCGCTAGAGCTTACAAGCACGCTCGAAAAGCAGCTTCAGGCGCAGGAGATCACCCGCGACCAGGTGCCGGAGCTTCTGACCAAGGGGCTCGAGGAAATCAAGAAAAAGCGGCTGGAAGGCGTGGCCCCGGGACTGCAGGAGCATGTCAGCGCCGGTTTCGTGGGCATCGAGGGCCAGGTAAAACGTGCGGCTGAGAAAGCCATCGAACTTAATCTCAAGCAGGAACGCATCGGCGCGATCAGCAACACGCTTGAAGACTTTCATCGTCTGGCTCTGACGGATCCGCAGAAGGCCATCCGTCAGGCCGAGATGGTGCTCGACACAGAGGGACCGGGCGTGCTCGGCGCCGACAAGGTGGCGGCGGCCAAACAGGCCTTCCGCGAAAAGGCCTCCTACAGCTACCTCTCCAAGCAGATCCTCGACAACCGCGACAGCATTCAAGGTCTCAAGGGCGTTTTGGGTCGCATCAACTCCGAGGAGTTCGCAAATCTCGACCCGGACAAGCGCAACATGCTGGTGTCGCACGCCGAGACGATGATCGACCGGAACGAGGCCAGGGCCTTGGCGGCTGAGAATCGGCGACTCGCACAGATCGAGCGCGGCATCAAACAGGTTACGCAGACGGCGCTGCTCGGGTATCCGGTGGATGCCGGAAGCTTGGACGCCCTTACACGCGCCGCGAAGGGTACTGCCTACGAGCAGGACGTCGCCGGCCTGCGCACGCAGATCGATTACGTGCGCCGCTTCACCCAAGCCTCGCCGGTGCAGATGGAAGCCGAGCTCAACCGCCTGGATGTGGAGATGCACAAGCCCGATGCCCGCGTGACGCCGGAGCTGATCGGCATGCGCGAAAAGCTCGGCCAGCTTTATGCCAATACGAAGAAGATCCTGAACGAGAACCCGATGGGATACGCCGTGTCGCGCGGTCAGGCAGACATCCAGCCCATGGATATCTCCAATCCCGATAGCTTGAAGTCGCAGGTTCAAGCGCGCGCTGAAGTAGCCTACGGACTCCAGCGCCAATACGGCGCACCACTCAAGATTCTGTTCCCGGAGGAGGCCCAGCAGTTATCCGCGATTTTGCGCAAGGCGCCCGTGGATCAGAAGGTCGCGTTACTCGGGATCCTCGACCAGAGTATCGGTGACAAGAACGTGTACAACGCCACGCTTTCGCAGATCGCGCCGGATTCGCCTGTGACCGCGCTCGCCGGCGTTCATGCCGGCCGTGGTCGCATGCAGGTAACGAACCTGATGCTTCGCGGTGAGTCGATTTTGCGACCTGTGAAGTCGGAGGATGGCACGCCGGACAAAGGCAAGTTGTGGCCGATGCCACCGGAGAAGGATCTGCGCGACAGCTTTGCGCGCTACGAGCGAGATGCCTTTGCCGGCCATCCGCAGGCTCGCAGCGCCTACTATCAGGCGGCGCTGGCGATCTACGCCGCGAAATCGGCCGATGCCGGTGACTCGTCCGGCGAGCTCAACTCGGATCGCTGGGACCAATCCATTCGGCTTGCCACGGGTGGCATCGAGAAATGGAACGGTCGATATACCGTCATGCCCTACGGCATGGAGCGCGGTGCTTTCAAGGACGGCCTGTACAGTCGCATCGATCAGATCGCCAAGAGCGGCCGGCTCGCGGACGGTGTCACGGGATCGAAGCTCAGAGATCTGCCGCTCGAACCCATTCGGGACGGGCAATATGTATTCCGCGCCGGCGACGGCGTGCTGGTCGGCAAGGACGGCAAACCCATCATCATCGATTTCAACGCGTCGGCGCCATCGTCTGACTACAAAACAGCGCGCCGTGTGGCCGATGCCGATTTGACGGCCCAGGACCGCTATCAATGAGCCTGGACCTATACCAACAGGAAACATCCGACCGGATGCTGGCCCTGCGGCCAGTGCAAGTGCCGGAGCCGGATACGTTCGACGGGTTCGTGCGCGGCACGGGCGTGTACGCCATGCGCGCGCTCGCTAAGGCCGGCAGCGCGATCGACCTGCTGGGCGCCGTCGGACCGATCATTCAGGACACTTTCACGGACGGCACCGAGGCACAGGACCGTTATTTCAAGGAACACGACGAGGTGTTCGGGAGCGCGGTGGACTACTGGACACCCAAGCCAGGTGAAGTGGGTGCTGCCGGCGAGGTTGCCGGCACGTTGCTCGGCACGCTCCCATTGGTGCTCGCCTCACCGGCGCTGACGGTCGGCACGACGCAGCTCTCGACAGCGGAAGAACTTGTCAGAAAAGGCGTGGATGCCGACAAGGCCCAGGCGGTCGGCGGCGTGCAAGCGCTTGGATTGGGGCTCGGCATCTATATGCCGATCTTCGGGCAGAGTCTGTGGCAACGCATGCTGCTCGGCGGTGCCGGGTTTAACGTCATCCAGGGCGCAGCCATGCGCGGCGCCAGCGACGTGGTTCTGCAGGGCACGCCGGCCGAGGGTGAGTTCAAGGCATTCGATGTCAAGTCACTGACACTGGACCTCCTGCTCGGCCTCGCGTTCGGCGCGATCTCCCATCTTTCGCCGGCACAGCGGGCCGAGGGCGAGAAGATGTGGGGTCGCATGAAGGCATGGGGTGAGAACCTCAAGCCGAGCGACGTTGACGCGCTCGTCACGCTGCGCCAGGCACAGCATACGAACGTGGACACGCTGCCGGGCAGGCCGGTCGAGGCCAGCGATCTGCAATCGCACGTAGAACGCATCCGGACGGCGACCGAGCAGCTGCTGCGCGGTGAGCCCGTGGACATGTCGACCATTCCAGCCGGCAGATACGAACCCATTCCCGAACGGTTCGTGGAGGCCGCCAAACGCGCGGAGGTGCTTGTCTCCGAGGCCGCAGCGGTGGCCAAGGCCTATGACATCGTGCTGGAGCGCCCCATCGGTCCGGTGGACGACCCGCTCGTGCGGTTGCAGCCAGAGGATATCGGTGACGTGCTTGTTGCACGCGGGCCTGCCGTGCTGAAGAACGGAGAGGTTGCGATCGAGGGCAAGGGATTCGGGTTGGTGAAGTTCATTTTTCGTCACGGCGAGAAATCGGCCAAGGCACCGGAACTTCGGCTGACGAAAGAAGACGTGGTCGCATTGCCGAAGGTGTTACGGGAATACGATCCGACACAGATCAGCGCGGACGGCATGAAACGGGAATACCGGGTCAAACTGCCGAATCCGGAATACGGGGAACGGAGCGTGGTCTTTGCGATCACCCGTTTCGGTGAACAGGGCGATCAGCATGCGGTGAGCGCCTATATCGAACGCAAGCCGACGGGGCCGTTCTCCAAAATAAAAAGCGACTCGCCTGGGTCCTCCGGCAGAGTTGTGTCCTCTACCGGGGATACTGCTGGGGACCTTCGGCATCGGCCGACCCAGAGCCAGGGCGAATCGCCAATTAAAACTATAGCACCGGAGGCGGAGGCTGGCAAAGCCGGCGTATCCCAGCCGAAAGCTGACCCATTCACGCTTGAGGCACAGCGATTTGCCGACGAGAACCCGGATGTGCAGGTATCGGTCGGTCGGGATGCCAACGGTGAGCCAATCACCAAGACCGTGCGCGAATACCTGGACGAGACTCGTGCAGAAGCCGGTCGTCTGCGCAAGGATGCCAGTCTGTTTGAGATCGCCGCAGCTTGCATCATGGGGGTGGCGTAATGGCTTACGAGAAGTGCATTGCCAGATTGTCTCAGGCCGCCGGCCGGACGCTTTCGGATAACGAGATCAGCGCCATCTTCGAGCGGTTGCACAAGGCAACGCTCGATGTGAAAAGCGGCCGGACGCCGCTGGCGGATGTCGAGCCGCCGTCCGTCAAAGGCGGTTACCGGAAACCGGCCACGGCCGGCCTGGTCATGGAGGAAGCGGTCAGGCGCGCCGCTGCCGATCTCGAGGCGGAAGCCGCGCTGCGGGAACGGCAGGCGAATTTGCAGGTGCTTAAGCTGTCGGCCCGTTCGGGTGAAGTGACACGGATGGTCGAGGCGGGCGTGAAGCCGATCGACGCGGTTGAGAAGACCATCGTGCGTGACTTTTCCGGTCGGACGAACATCGAGAGCCTGGAGCAACGCGTGGCGGGCCATCGGGCATATTTTGGCAGGCAGCTGATAACCACCTGGGAATCGCTCGGCAAGGATTTCTTGGGCTTCTTCCAGAACCGCCAGAAGCTCCTGAATCTTGTCCGTGAACTGCGCGGCGAGGACAGCGGCGATGCGTTGGCCAAGCAAGGCGCCAAGGCGTTCCACGACGTGGCGGAAGAAGCGCGCCAGACATTCAACGCCGCCGGCGGCGACATCGGGCGTCTCGATGACTGGGGCATGCCGCAGCACCATTCGCAGGTCAAGGTGGCGGCTGCGGGGCGGGATGCTTGGGTGGACGCCATCCTGCCGCTGCTCGATCGCGCGCGCTACGCAGACGACCTGGGTGTGCCGTGGTCGGAGGCGGAGCTGCGGCAGTTTCTCGGCAAGGCGTGGGACAGCATCGCCACGGACGGTCACGCGAATCGCGAGGCCGGCCGGTTCGCCGGATCCGGCAAGCGCGCCAACCGCCACCGCGAGCACCGCCAGATCCACTTCAAGGACGCCGACTCTGTCATCCAGTACTGGGATGCCTTCGGCGAGCGCACGGCCGTAGAGATCCTGACCGGACATATCGAATCCATGGCCAAGGATATCGCTTTTGTCGAGCACTTCGGGCCGAATCCGGACATCACCTACCAGACGCTGCGGGATACGGCCTTGAAACAGGCGGTCGTGGCGGACCCGACCAAGACGCAATCCCTCGAGGGTCGCGCGCACAAGCTCGATGAACTGTGGAACTACGCCGCCGGCCGCACGAAGGCCAGCGCGAACCTCACGGTATCTGGGATCGCGGACGGCATCGCCAACCTCAACGTTGCCGGCAAGCTCGGCGGCGCGGCCATCGCCTCGTTCTTCGGCGACAAGCCGATGATGGAGGCGGTGTCGCACCTCAATAACTTGCCGATGATCCAGCGTTGGCAGACGGAACTCGCGCTGCTCAATCCGACGAACACGGCCGACCGGCATTTGCTCCAGCGCCAGGGCCTCATGCTCGAATCGGTGCGCTCCGGCCTGAATCGCTTCTACGAAGGGCTCGGCAAGACCGGCACGACCGGCAAGCTCGCCAATGCCGTCATGCGCATCACGGGCATGCAGGCGATCAACGATATCCGCAAGGGCGCGTTCGGACTGTCGCTCATGGACGCGATCGGCACCGAAATCAAGAACGGCGTCGAGTTCGGAAAACTCCCGGAATCCGACATTCGGGCACTGAAAAACTACGGCATCACGGAAGCCGACTGGAACGTCTGGAAGCTCGCCAAGCTGGACGACCTGGGCCATGGCAACGACTCGGTGCTCACGCCGGAAGCGATCTCGCGCATCGGCGACGACGAGCTGCGTGCCGCCGGGTTCACCGAACCGGCCGCCGTGCGCCGCGATGCCATCGTGAAATTGCTCGGCGCGGTCAATACAGAATCCGAGTTCGCGGTGGTGACGCCGGGCTGGCGCGAACGCGCGCAATTCTACGGCGATCTTCAGCGTGGCACGGTCAAGGGCGAAATCATGCGCTCCGTTCTCCAGTTCAAGGCATTCCCCTGGGCCTACTTCCAGCGCGCCATGGATGCCGTGGCCAACGCGGACGGGCCCGTGGGCAAGGCGTCCATGACCGCTTTTCTGATGACGGCCAACGCGCTCGCCGGCGCGATGATTATGCAGACGCGCGAAGTACTCGCGGGCAAGGACCCGCGGGCGATGATGGATAAGGACTGGTACAAGTTCTGGAGCGCGGCGTTCCTGCAGGGTGGTGCGCTCGGAATCTACGGCGACTTCCTCTACTCGGTGGACAAGACCCGCTATGGTTCTGGGCCACTGGAGGCCCTAGCCGGTCCGACGATGGGACCGTTGCTCGAGCTCGGGATCGTGCAGCCGCTGACCGCCGCCAAGAAAGCCATCGAAGGAAAAGAGACGCACTTCCTGGCGCAGACGGCCCAAGACCTGAAAGGCTTCGTGCCTGGTGGGAACGTCTGGTACGCGAAGGCCGCCATGGAGCACCTGGTCTGGCAACAGGTGATGGAAGCGATGTCGCCGGGATATCTCAATTCAATTCGCCGGCGATCGCGCCGGGAATACGGACAGGATTGGTGGTGGCAGCCCGGCGAGCTTACTCCCGAGCGCGCCCCCGATCTTCAAAGCGCCGTAGAAAAGTAGGGATGAGTCGCATGCACCAGAACATGAAGGCCAGCGCCGACCCCAGGGCCACGAGCCCGAGCGGATACACGAAGAGCGGTGATTCCATCAGATCCGGTGCGACGGCCTGCCCGGCCTTGAACAGGAAATATATGCCGCCTGCGAAGACGAGGTTCACCGTCACGAAGAAGGCGTTGATCGCGATCCATGCGATGGCTGAGCGCATCCGTTCAGTATACCCAAATTTAGCCAGATAGGAGGCCACCAATATGCGAGCCGACCAGATCACCACCCTTGTTACATTGCAGGAGCAACTGATTGACGTTTTTGCGGGAGAGGCCAAGACCGACGCTTGGCCCGACATGGGCACGCAACAGGGTCGCGGCGACCGCGTGTGGCATAAGAAAAACGCATTTGCGACGCTGCAAATCGCCGGAAAGATTCAATCTATTCTCGTGACCGAGGCGCAGTTGCGCAACCTGCGGTCGAACGACGATGGCGAAGCGGACTTGGACGAGGAGATCGAGCGCGATGCGCGTGAGGCCGAGGCTGATGCGCGCAAAGTTCTGAAACGGTATGGCCTCAAAGCATAAACCCGTGAGTTTTGTCGTGTTCTTCCTGATCTGGGCAAGGCGGATGCGATGGAAGGTTCCAGATTTTCATGTGCTGGTTTGCCACTGGCTGGAGAATCGCCGGCGCATCGGCGTGTTGGAGATATTCCGCGGCGCGGCCAAGTCCACTATCGTGGCTATCTACGAAGCTTGGCGGCTCTACCGAGACCGCCAGTACAAGTTCCTGAACCAGTCGGCGGACGATCCGACGGCCCACAAGCTATCCCGCGACGTGAAACGCATATTGCGTCAGCACCCGCTCTGCCGCGGCATGTTGCCACCGCACGATGTGGCGGTGGAACGCTTCTGGGTGTTGGACGCCGAAGATGCGCGCAACCCATCGGTGGCGGCACAGGGCATCCTAAGCAACGTCACGAGCTCGCGCGCGAACGAGGTGGTCTTCGATGACGTCGAGGTGCCCAAGAACATCCGCTCACTCGAATCCCGGGAGATGCTGCGCACGCGCATCTCGGAATCCACGCACATCCTGTTGCCGGGCGGCCAAAAGCTCTATGTCGGCACTCCGCACACCCACAATTCACTTTATGACGAACAGGCGGGGGAGGGAGCGGATGTGCTGAAGATACCGCTCTTCGCCGACCACGTACGCTACGAGAACGTCACCACGCAGCGACGTTTTACGTTCAACTTCAAGCCCGGCAAGGACGGGCTTTACGTGTTTCACGGACCGAAGCTGCTGAAGGAAGGCCGCGACTACGAGGTCCAGAAAAATGCCGTGACCTTCACGAAGGCGCCGGGCGGGCTGCTCGATATCTACGCCGGTTGCACCTGGCCGGAACGCTTCACGCGCGAGGAGATCGCGCATAAGCGCAAGGAATGCAAGACCACCAACGAGTGGGACAGCCAATACCAGCTGCACGCCAAGCCCATTCACCAAATTCGACTCGACCCCGACCGGCTGATTCCCTACGACGTCGAGCCGGTCATCCGCTACGCAAATAACACCGTGTCCATGTGGCTCGGTAAAGCGCAGATCGTTGGGGCCTCCATGTATTGGGATCCAGCGCTCGGCAAGGTCGGTACCAACGATTCCTTGCTTGCGCTGGTTCTCACCGACTCCAAAGGCAATCTGTACTGGCACCGGGCAATAGAACTGCGTGGCGATGTCTATGACGAGGACGATACAGCGAACAGTCAGTGTCACCAGGTGCGTGAGATCGTCATCCTGTACCAACTCCAGAATGTCTATCTCGAAACCAACGGCCCCGGCACGTTCGTGCCGCCGCTGTTGCGTAAGGCGCTAGCCGGCACCGGCTGTGGCGTGCGCGAAGTGGTGCGCGGCAGTAACGAGAAGAAGGACAAGTACATTCTCGACGCCCTCGAGGCGCCGCTATCGGGCCAGTTCCTGTGGGCGCATGAATCGCTCTGGGAAACCAAGATGCCGGACCAGATGCGCGACTGGATACCGGGTGTGGCCGACCAGCCGGACGACTATCTCGACGCCGCCGCCGGCGCCATCAAGCAGACCCCGATCCGCATCGGTAAGGTCATCGGCAATGTTCATGAAATGCCGCGCACGGGTTGGCGCCCTGACAGCGGGCCGATCGAAGTGGCCGTGGACTTTCATTGAGGAATAGAGCATGCCTGTAACCAGCGCAACGCCAGTCAAATCGCACACCGGAAACGGTGTCACGACTGTCTTTCCATACGATTTCCGCATCCTCAAGAATACCGACTTGAAGGTGACGGTGGACGGCGCCACCAAGACACTGACGACCGATTACACCGTGAGCGGGGTCGGCGATTCTGGCGGCGGCAACGTGACGTTCGTATCAGCGCCGGCGAATGGAACAGCCATTGTGTTGGAAGGCAACGCGAGCTACGACCGCACTACGGATTACCAACGCAGCGGCGGTTTCGACGAAGAGACTGTGGACAAGGATTTCGATCGCGCCGTCATTCTGATTAAGCAGCTCAAGGCCATTCTGGACCGGGTGCCGCAAATCAAATCCGGTCTGACGCTGACGCAACCGTCGCTGCCAGATCCCGTCGCGCAGCGCTTTTTGCGCTGGAAAGCTGACCTCTCAGGATTCGAGAACTTCGATATAGCCACCATCGGTGCACTGGCGGTATCGGATTTCATGAAGACGATGCTGGATGATGCGGATGCGGCTGCTGCGTTTACGACATTGGGTATCAGCGCTTACATTCAGACACTTCTTAACGACGCCGACGCTGCCACAGCGCGCACTACGCTCGGCGCATTGGCCGCCGCAAACGGCGTTGCGACTGGCACACTGGATGTTTCCGAGGCGCTGAAGCTGTCCGGCGACATCAGCCCGGCGCAAATCACCGCCGACCAGAACGACTACGCGCCGACCGGGTTTGCCACGGCATCCACGTTGCGTCTGTCCACGGATGCCAGCCGCAACATCACCGGACTTGCGGGTGGTGCAGACGGGCTTATCAAGCTCATTCACAACATCGGCTCTTTCAACATCGTCCTGAAAGACGAGTCGGCATCCTCCACCGCTGCCAATCGCTTCGCGCTGAACGCAGACGTAACGATTGCCGCCGACCAGATGGCGCTATTGCAGTATGACAGCATATCCAGCCGGTGGCGTGTCATAGCTGGCGGCAGCTTTGACATCAACGGCCTCACTGCCGAAACATCTCCTGCCGTTGGCGACCTTGTGCCTATCTACGATGTGTCCGCCGCCGCCAATCGCAAGATGACGCGGCAGAATTTTATGAAGTGGGACTTTGAGAGCGCGGCAACAGCAATCACCACAGCCGGAGTCACATCTATCGCACACGGACTTGGTGCTATTCCCGTTGAGGTGCAGGTGTTCCTTGAGTGCGTCACGACCGAAGCGGGATGGGCTGTCGGAGACTTGATTGATTTCATGACTTATTCGGATAACGGATTCGGACTTAATTCATGGGGTTGCGACGCCACGAATATTGTCCTTGCGCTGTCCACCGCCGCCATTCCGGGCAACAATAAATCAACGGGTTCCGGTGTTGGCCTAACCGCCGCGAATTGGCGATATCGCGTTAAGGCGAGGGTTTAAGTATGGAGCGATATTTCAAACGAAATAAAGAACGCATGACACTCGCTGGTGATGCGAAGCACATTGACCCACAGGTGCCCGGACTTCTGGCCGATGGGTGGGTCGAGGTTCCCAGCATGGCCGATCTGCCTGTGTTCGTTCCGACAGTTGTCACCATGCGCCAGGCACGGCTCGCGCTATTACAGCGGGGACTGCTGTCGCAGGTCAAAACGGCAGTCGCCAATTCCGGACAGGCCGCGCAGATCGAGTGGGCAACCAGCAATACGGTGGAACGTAACAGGGCGTTCGTTCAGTCCATTGCGACGGGGTTAGGGTTGACTGACGCGCAGCTGGACGACCTGTTCCGACTGGCGGCAACGCTGTGATCGCCATCCAATTCAGCGCCAACCAGACTCTAGGCTCGCGCATCATCCGAGCTTTCACCTGGTCGGCGTTCTCGCATGTCGAGTTTGTCCTCCCTGACGGCCGGCTTCTCGGCGCTCGGGCGGACGGCGGCGTGGATATCCGCGAGCCGCATGCCGACCACACGCGCATCGAGACATACCAAGTGGACCACACAGAAGCGGTGCTCAATGCGGCGCTCACACAGTGCGGCAAGCCCTACGACTGGCCGGGCGTGTTCGGGATCGGCCTGCACCGCGACTGGCAGGAGGACGATAGCTGGTTCTGCTCGGAGCTGGTGGCGTGGGCGTTCAAAGAAGCGGGAAGGCCGCTGTTACGGGCCGAGCACCTACATCGCATCACGCCGCGCGACCTGCTGCTGAGTCCGTATCTGGTGTGGGCATGAGCCGGAACGGCCAAGAACGCCGCAATACGGCAAAGGGGGGTGGAAGTGGATTGGCAAACTGGCTTTAACATCGCGTTCGGCATCGCCGGCCTTTTTGGCGGCTGGCTCCTTCGCATCGTGTGGGATTTGCAGAAAGGCTTGCGCTCCGATCTCCAAGCGCTCCAGCAGTCGCTGCCGGAGAACTACGCCCGCCGTGACGATTTCAAAGAGCTGGTGCGCACGCTGTTTGCCAAGCTCGACCGCATCGAAGAAAAGCTGGACGGCAAGGCGGATAAATAGCCATGCTCACGACCATGCTCACCCTTCTCGGCGGCAGCCTCGGTGGCCTGCTGCGGTTCGTGCCGGAGATCCTCAAGCTCTTCACCGACCAGCGCGACCGCGACCATGAGTACCGCATGACGCAGTTGCAGCTCCAGATCGACAAGGCCCGCGCCGACCAGGCCATCGACCTGGTGCATGCCCAGGGCGAAGCGGCAGCCGCCATCGGCGAGATGCAAGCCTACCTCGAAGCGATCAAGGGTCAGGCGCAGCTCACTGGCGTCAAATGGGTGGACGCGCTCAATCAGTCTGTGCGGCCCGTCGTTACCTACTGGTGGATGGCGCTCTTCACGGTCTATAAGCTCGCCACCATTGTTGCCGCGGCGCTGAACTGGACCGACCTTGAAACCTTCCTCGGAAAACTCTGGACCGCACAGGACGCCGGCATTCTCGCCATGATCCTCGGTTTCTGGTTCGTCGACCGCTCGATCCGCAAGAACTCGGGGCGATGATCCCCGCCGCGCTGCTCGACCTGATCCGCCGGTTCGAGGGTCTGCGCCTCAAAGCCTACGTCTGCCCGGCCGGCGTGCTGACCTGCGGCTACGGATCGACTGGGCCAGACATCAAGCCCGACACAACCTGGACGAAAGAGCAGGCCGAGGCGCGCATGCAGCGCGATGCCGGCGTGTTCGTGAGCGCGACCCGGAAGTTGTGCCCGACGCTCCCATCCGGCGATCCGCTCGCCGCCATCGCGGACTTCGCCTACAACCTCGGCGCGACCCGTCTGGCTGGCTCGACGCTGCGCCGCAAGCTCAATGCCGGCGACCTTGAAGGTGCCAAACACGAACTGCGCAAATGGGTGCGCGCCGGCGGGCGCGTGCTGCCTGGGCTGGTGCTGCGGCGCGAAGCAGAGACGGCGCTGCTGGGCGGTTGAGTTTGCAGACGTCTGCAAAACTTCCACACCATTCGCGGTCCTGATCGGAAAGGTCTCGGCGCTGATCTGGTTTCGTATTTCCGCAGGCGTCGTGTTGAACAGCGACGCCAGGTGCGCCGTGGTGAGACGGAAGCCGTACTTCTCAATCAGCCAGGGGAGCAAGCTGTCGTTCATGCCTTCCCCTCCGGCCACAAGATATCCGTTGCCACCAGCAGCCCGCGCTCTTCGACGGCCAACCCGTTGCGCCGCAGATCGCCGAGATAGGTGGTGAACGTCCCGCCGGTGACTTCCATACCGACGTGCTCTGCCAGCATGCGACGGTCAATTCCGATTTCTTTGTGCGCCACGATCACGTCGAGCATCCGGTACGCACCGGCGCGCAGCGCCTTGCGCGACAGCGCGTCGCGCGAGCGCTGCGATGCCTTCTCGCGCTCCAGCTCGGCGGCAAACGAGACCGCGCCGGCCATGAATTTATCGAGCGCCGACTCGTAACGCAGCTCCTCGTCGGTGAGGTAGAAGAAGATCCGCGCGCCGGCGCCGTGAATTTTCGCCAGGACAGTGCCGGTGTGGCTTTGCTCACGGCCGAGACGGGAGAACTCCGACATCACGATGACGTCGATCTCCTTGAGGTGGTTGAGCAGGCGCAGCAGGCCGGGGCGATTCTTGAACTCGGCGCCGCTGACGTCGTCGTCGACGTAGACGTGGACGTCGTCGAGGATCCAGCCCTTGGAAGAGATATAGGCGCGGCCGCGCTCTACCTGGCGCGTAACTGACTTGTTATCCTCGTTCTTGTCGTTATCGTCCGTGGACTTACGGGCGAGGATCGCGGCACGCAGCATTTTGGCTCGTTAATGAATTAAGTAGCAGTGGGACGCCATCTAAATTACGTTAGGCGTTACCGGTCACCATGCAATTAATGACCATGCCGTCATCAACGATCAGGCGTTGCCCCCGCGTGATCGATCCATCGCCTCGTCTTGAGGAAAACATCACAGTCGGCGTTCTGGCTGGGTCTACCCCGGCTAGGTGCGCAATGGTGTCATATTCAAGTTGGTCTTTCCCTTCGTCCATTTGCGTTTCTTTCCCGTTCAGCAGAATCTTCATAGTTATCTCCTGTAGTAATGTCGCACCAGATCATGTCGGCCAGGGCCTGCAGGAACGGCTCCAGCCGCGGGTCCACAGTTTCCACCGGCGGCGCGCGCCGGTGTGCCGGTGGCACTATAGCCACGTTGGCCGGGCGGCGTAAAGTTGAGAGGGTGGCGCTCATGCTGGGCATTCCTCCCACGTTCGCCCATCGAGCAGGCGGCCGGCGGCTTTTTTGCCGACGCGCTCCATCACCCACGATCCGTCCGGCGGCTGAAATTCAGGCCACTGCGCTCCTTGTGCGTCGACGATTACGCAGCGTTCTTCGTCGTAGCCGTAGACTTCGTTACCGTAAACCGGCGCTACAGGCCGGAACCCTCCCCACTGCTTGAAGAAAAAAGGGACC